GAAATACTTAACAAAATCAAAGAAGTCGTAGGAATTGAGCTAGCTGAAGAAGTTTCAGTTAAGCTTGAAGAAATGACATTAGAAAACGGAACTGTTCTAGTTGCCGAAAAATTCGAATCAGGAGAATCAATATTTATTAAAACAGAAGATGAGCAAGTTGCATTGCCTGTAGGTGAATATGACTTACCAGAAGGTAAAAAACTTATTGTTAAAGAAGAAGGTCTAATTGATAGTGTTTCAGATGTAGAAGAAGTAGTTGAAGAAGAAGTAGAAGCTTCAACTGAAGAAGAAACAGAATTAGAAGAAAAAGAAGAAGAAGTAGCAATGGAATATGTTACAAAAGAAGAATTTACAAAAGCAGTAGACGAAATTAAATCAATGATTGATGAAAAAATGTCTAAAGCAGAATTAAAAGAAGAAGTTAAAGAAGAAGTAGAATTATCTGCTGAAGTTGCTGAACCAGTTGTTCACAATCCAGAAGCAAAATTAGATAACAATACTTGGTTTAACAAAAGCTACCCAAACACTATTCAAAATAGAATTTACGAAAAACTTAATCAATAAATAAAAATAAAAAACAATGGCAACAAGTTTGACAACAACCTATGCTGGGGAATTTAAAGATAAAATGATAGCAACTGCTTTATTAAGTGGTAAAACACTTGATAATGGAGGGCTAACAGTTTATCCAAACGTAGCTTATAAAGAAGTAATAAGAAAAATTGCACTAGGAAACGATTTAATGGTCGGTACTGGATTATGTGACTATTCTGATGCTGGAACAGTTACAATTACAGAAAGAATACTAGAGGTAAAAGAATTTAAAATAAATAAAACTGAATGTAAAAACACATTTGCACAAGATTGGACATCTGCTCAAATGGGCTATTCAGTACCAAATTATGTACTACCTAAAAGTTATGCAGATTTTATTTCACAACAATATGTTGCTAAGATTGCTGCTAACATTGAAACGATGATCTGGCAAGGTACAGCAGGTAATGATGCTTTTGCAGGATTTACTACAGACTGGGCTGCTAATGCTTCATCTTTAGCTGGTGGTGCAGTTGTAACAGGAACTACAGTTGATGCAGGGAATGTTGTAACAGAAATTGGAAAAGTAGTTAATCATTTAGCAAATCATGCTTCTGCACTTTTAGATAAAGAAGATTTACACATTTACGTATCAAATCACATTTACCAAATGTATTTAAGGTCACTTGGTGGTTTTGGAGCTTCTGGTTTAGGTGCTGCTGGTTATGATAACAAAGGTAACAATCAAGATTTAAGTTCTGGTTTAATGTTTGATGGAATCAAAATATTTAGAGCGCCTGGATTACCTAATAATGATATGGCTGCTGCTCAAAAATCTAATCTTTTCTTTGGTTGTGGTGTTGAAGGTGATCTTTCAGAAATCAAATTAATTGATACTGGAGATACTTTAGGTGATAACAACGTAAGATTTGTAGCAAAATTTAAAGCTGGTATTCAGACTGGATTACTTGAAGAAGTAGTTTATTATACCTAATTAATAATAATGGGGGGTTGTAATACTCCCCTTTTTAAAACTAAAAAATATGGCGTGCGATTTATCAGCAGGGCGATTAGTACCATGTAAAGATGTTATAGGAGGGATCCAAACAGTTTACTTTATAGACTATGGTGACCTAACATCTACAGTATTAACAAATGATGAAATTACAGATGCAACTGCTTCTGGTCAAAATCTATATAGATATGATTTAAAAGGTTCTGGAAATTCATTTGAACAAGCTATTACATCAAGTTCTGATGCTGGAACAACATTTTTTGAACAAACTTTGACTTTAAGCTTACCAAAATTGACTAAAGAAGATATGGTACAGTTTAAGCTTATTGCTTTTGGTAGACCATTAATTATAATTCAAGACATGAACTCTAACTTCTTTTTAGCAGGTCGTGAACATGGAATGAGTGTTTCTGGTGGTTCAATTACTACTGGAGCAGCTATGGGTGATATGGCTGGAACTACACTTACTTTATCAGGTCAAGAAAAACTGCCTGCAAATTTCATTAATGGAGCAACTTTTGCTGATCCTTATGCGAATTTAGCAAATGCAACTGGAACTGTTGTACCTGGTACAAATAGTTAAGATGTTTAGTGGGTATTATATGTAAAGTACATATAGTACAGGGTGTGAAGGGTGGTTCGATTAATTTTTAACCACCCTTTTTTTTTAAAAATTAAGATGCAGATATTCAAAACATTTGGAACAAGAACTTTAAGCTTTATGCCAAGAACAGAAATTTCTAGCAGCAAAACTTATCAGTTAATTGTTACTTCAGATTCTAAAAATAAAGTAATTATAACAAATAACGACATGTTTATTGAACCTAAAACTTCATATTACTACAATTTTATATATGTAGAAGCTGTTGAAAGTCCAGCGTTGTTTAAAGAAAACAATTTTTACACTTTAGTAATTAATAATTTAACTGACAACACATTAGAATTTAGAGATAAAATTTTTTGTACTGATCAAGTTTCATCAACTTTTAAAATGACTTCTGGTATTTATACACAGCATAACACAGGATCAAACGAATATAAATATTACACCGCACCATGAACAATTTACACTTAGTAGAACTATCACAATACGAAAAACCAGTAATAACTGAAGAAAAAAACAGAGACTGGATTGGCATAGGAGATAATAATGATTACTATCAAAATCTTATAGATGCTTACATGAATAGCACAACAAACAGAAGTGTTATTACAGGTATAGGACAACAAATTTATGGTAGG